AGTATTTATTGCTGTAGGGCAAGACGGTAATAACAACGGGGTTATTTACACGATAACAACCGGCGGAACTGCTACCCTACAAGCCACAATAGCAAATTTCTTTATTAGTTGTGTGGCCGTAAACTCTGCAGGCCTAACAGTTGTTGCGGGACAGTACTCTTCGCTGATTGCGACAGTGTACTCTTCCAATGGCACTTCTTGGTCTTCTCCTGCAACCATAAGCGGTACGGGCAGTAGCCCAACACTGTATGCGCTAACTGTAAATCCTGCGGGCTATTGGTCTGGTGTTGGCGAATATTATCAACCTGGCCCAGGAATTCACACGCCTGTTTATATTACATCATCAAACGGCACAAGTTTTAGTGGTGGATTGATGGGTGTTCCAGGTACATATGGAACTATTTTAGTGGGTTTGGTTTGGAACACTAAATTAAATCAATTTGTTGCAATTGGTGCTTATGGTTCTTCTTATTATGCTTTGTCAAATTCAACAGGAACAAGTTGGTCTACACCTGTTTTAATCGGTTCTACAGGCGTAAATGTAGGCGGTAAAGGATCTAGCTGTCTTGCTGTTAATGCCGCAGGGTTAATGATTGCATCAGCACAAAACGGCGGAACCAATCAAGGATATTTTCAATCTACTAATGGCACAACATGGACTTATACTTCATTAGTCACAAGCCAAGTAAGTAGTTTTTTAGCGATTGCATGCAACGCCAATACATCTCAACGGTTTATTGCTGTTGGCTTAAACAATAATAATTTTTCTGTTTCTACTTAACCCTGGAGTATTTCATGTCATTTTTTAAAGAACTACGTACGCACCTTGCGTCTTTTGATACAAAAGCAAAAGCGGAAGTCGAGGCATTTATTGAGCACTTGGAAACTGTGTTTGATGGCCATGTTATCACAGCTATTTCTCACGTGCACAAATCTTCTGTGCCCCCAACAAAGTCTGACTCAGCTATACCCGTAGCACCGGCAGTGTCGATATCCCCAATTCAGCAACAAGTAATTGCAGCCGCACAGGCCGCGCCAGTTATTGTGGATACACCTGCACCAGTTGTTGAAGAGACACCTGCACCAATCGTAACTGCTGATGTTGCAGTAATTACAACCACAGCACCAACGGTACTTGCGCCTACATCTATTGCGCCTGTAGCGGCCCCTGCAGCGACAACAGTGAGCGCATAATGGGTGATTCAATTGACATGTTCCAGTACGGTCAATTGGTTGCGACCGTAGATGCACTGGAAAAAAAGATCGATAGATTGGAGGCCTCAGTCTGCCAACTTATCGAGATTGCCAATAAATCCAAGGGCGGATTTATGATGGGCATGGCAGTTGTGTCTTTAATTAGCAGTGTAGTTGGCTATATAACACATAATGTACTGAAGTAATGGATCCCTTGACACTTGCTATGATGGCTTTTGGCGCCATCAAGCAAGGAGTAGCAATATACAAAGAGGTATCCGCCACGGCGCACGATGTCCAAGATATTGTAGGTGACCTGGGAAAACATGTTGGTTCGTTCTTTGACCATCAAGAAAAAGCTATAGAAGAGCTTAAGGAAAAAGAAAAGAACCCGCCAAAAGATAAGTCCGAGAGCGCGATGATTCTCGATAATATCTTGGCCAAAAAGCGTTTAGAAAACGCAGAAATACAACTTCGAGAATTGCTTGTCTACCATGCGCCGCCTGAACTGGGCGCGGTATGGTCCGAATTCCAGGCTGAACGTGATAAGTTAAGGGCCAAAAAGGCAAAGCAAGAAGAGCGGGAAAGAAAAGAGGCACAGGCCAAACGAATCAAAAAGCAGGCCTTTATAGACAGATGGCACCTGCGGTTCGCTATTATGTGCGCGGTGTTATTTGTGGTCTTTGTCATGTCTGGCGTTATGTACGCCATTCATACGGATTACGAGGCCCGTAAAAAAGCAAATATAAAAGAACAAGAGTTCTTTGAAAAGAATTGGGAAACAGACCCCAAGGTTATTGAATGTTGGAGGATTGTTAATCAAACCGGCATCTTACCGAAGTACTGCTAAAAGGAGAATTAAATGGATTGGTTAAAAACAATTTGCCCAACAATAGCAACATGCCTGGGCGGCCCACTTGGTGGTCTGGCCTATGAGGCCGTGGCTAAAGTATTGAATATATCGCAGGACGATGCAAAGAAAATGCTAGATGATGGTAAGCTGACATCTGAGCAAATTGCAAGCGTTCAGCAAGCTGAAATAGCGCTTAAGGCTAAGGCCCAGGAGCTTGGACTAGACTTTGAACAACTGGCGGTGAACGACCGAAAGTCGGCAAGGGACATGCAAACGAATACGCACTCGTTTATTCCTCCCGCCCTCGCTATCATGGTCACAACAGGATTTTTTGGTATCTTACTTGGATTGATGATGGAGACGTTCAAGACAAGCGACGCGCTCCTACTTATGTTAGGTAGCCTCGGCACGGCATGGACTGCCATAATGTCATTCTATTTTGGATCATCTGCAAGTTCCCAAAATAAAGACAATTTGCTGCATAACTCCATGCCGACAAACCAAAAATAGCATGAAGAAAGTGCTGTTAGCACTTCTCATAGTGCTCGACATTTTTATAGCATCACCCCCAATTAACAAAATAGAGAAAGATATTATGGCAGTAGCAAATTCAACCCTAGAGTTTATAACTGGCGTTGAGGGATTTAGGACCAAAGCGTATCCAGATACCAAGGGACTAATGACCATCGGTGTAGGGCATTTAATCAAGCCTACAGAGTCCCATTTGCTTGAGGGTGAGCTTACCATTCAGCAGGTCCACGAGTTGCTAGAAAGCGATTTAAAGTGGTGTGTTGAGGCCGTTGAGAAGTCAGTTAAGATACCCCTGGAGCAACACCAGTACGACGCCCTTTACAGCCTTTGTTTCAACATTGGCGCACCACATTTTGAGAGCTCTACAGTCGTTAAGAGGCTGAATGAAAACGACATCCCTGGCGCGGCAGACGCCATTATGATGTGGAACAAACCCCCTGAATTAGAGGGCAGACGAAAGAAAGAAAAAGCGCTATTTCTGGGGCAAAATTAGTAGCAATTTTGTATTACTATATATAAGGACTGATCATCCTTAAATCATCAATAACCTATAGGATTTATAATGGACGGATTTAAAACACTACCTAAAATGCAGCACTTCAAAGAAGGCGGCAAAGTTAACGTAATGCACAAAGGCGGAACGACTAAGGTCATGTGCGCCGGTGGTAAGTACAAAGAGGGTGGCCTTGCTGACATGAAGCAAGATGAAAAGACAGCTAAGAAGGTTGTTAAGTCTGCATTTGGCATGCACGATAACCAGTTACATGATGGCGAAAAGACAGATTTGAGCAAACTCCGTAAGGGCGGACGCGCTAAGAAAGAAGGCGGAAATGTTCGCAAGTACAAGGCCGGTGGCGCTATTGAGATGAAGAAAGACTCTGGCGATTTAGACAAGATCAAAAAGATTAAAGACACAGAGCCTAAAAAAGCAGCAGCACCATCTGAGGCAATAAAGCGCCCATCAAGCCGCGCAAGTGATGTAGAAAAAGAAAAGAGCAAGCCCGCAGGCGATAAAGACATGATCAAAAAGGTCCCGCCCACTGGAGACAAAAAAGCCGATGCGGAGTCTAAGGCCAAAGCAAAGCCTGCCAAAAAAGGCATGGACGCGGTAGATGACATTGACGGAATGAAAAAGGGGTCCTCCGTAAAAAAGCATAAAGCCGGTGGTTCCATCAAAAAGATGGCCGCCGGCAGTCTCACAGGAAACTTGCTAAACCCAATTCAACGCGAGCAAATTGCGCAGAGCATGTACCAACCTGCTAACGTAGGTAACATTCCTCAGCAACAGCCTGCGCCAATGATGCAGCCACAGAATATGGCGATGGCAAGACCCCAACAACCAGGCATGATCCCCCAGGGCATGCAACAACCAATGTAATAATATCATGGCAAAACCCGGACTTTATGCGAATATTCACAAAAAGCAAGAACGTATCGCCAAAGGTTCTGGCGAGCACATGAGAAAACCAGGGACCAAGGGCGCACCAACTGCAGAGGCTTTTAAGCAGTCTGAGAAGACAGCGAAGAAGAAAACTGGTGGTACGGTTTCTCTTTCAGTTGGCCGCAAAGAAAAGTTGCCAACAAAGCAGGGCGCCGGTCTTACTCAAAAGGGTCGTGAAAAATACAATCGTGAGACTGGCTCACATTTAAAGGCCCCACAACCGCAGGGTGGTTCTAGGAAAGATTCATTTTGTGCTCGTATGTCTGGTGTGGTTGAGCATGCAAAGGGCGATGCTCCGCGCGCGAAGGCCGCACTAAACCGTTGGAAATGTTAGGAGAATATTTTGCCAATTCAATCTAAAGCACAAGAGCGCCTCATGCAAGGCGTTAAAAACAATCCTGAGTTTGCCAAGAAGGTAGGAATACCCAAAAAGGTAGGCGCAGAATTTGTTAAAGCAGGCAAAGCCAAGGCTAATCTACCGGCACGGAAATCATCTGGCCGTGGGAGATAATTCTTGTCTTATTCTGGAACAACTAACCAAACCGCGGTTAATGTAGACCAATTAATCGCGTACGCGTTTCGTGACTGTGGAAAACAGGCTGAGGAGATGACTCCTGAGCTTGTTAACACAGCGAAACAGGCTTTATTTTATATATTACAAAACAGCGTAAACCGCGGCCCGAATTTATGGTTGCTGCAAAACGTTGTACTCGGCGCTCAAGCAAATCAACAGGCACTATCGCTGCCAACTAATACGATTGACGTCTTAGAGGCTAACTGGGTTTATATCCAAACGCCGCAAATATCTACAGCATTACCGACTGATAACGCCACATCGCCGATTGTATTTGACGGTAATCTTAACGGTTATGGCACAACCACAACAGGCGAAAACTATTTTGGCGCGTCTTATGGGACCGCA